ATTGGGTAGGAGTAAGTTTGCATACACTTGATGACCGCGAAGAGATATTTCAAAACATCCGAGACTTTATGGTATCGCCTATCAGCGAAACTGAAAACCCCAACGATCCGGTTGGATCTAAATATCAGTTTACTGACAAAAATAAAAAATATGTGCATGTATGGGAAAACAATATTTTTTCTCAAAGTAGTATACTAGAACGGCCAATGGGCAAGTTTAGTTTACATGACAGTGATCCAGAAGTAGCACATCAAACGTGTTCATTTAGAATGTTCAAAAACTATCACATGATCAATGGTAAGTTATACAAGTGCGGGCCAGTTGCGTTGATGCCCGAGTTTGACGAACAACACCATTTTGAAATTAGCGATCAGGATAGAGTATTGCTGAACAGCTATCGTCCACTCACAGTTGATGAATATGATGTTCGTGGCGAAGAATTTTTACGCACCATTGATAATGTAATTCCGCAGTGCAAATTTTGCCCAGAAAATCTTGAATACAAACCTATCACCTTTGGTATTAAAAAAATCAAAAACATCTGATCCAACAGTGATTGTTATGAGCTAGGTGCGTTCCAGATACCGCATGAATCGGTCAAAATCTCCGTACATGGTCAGCATTAGAGCCTGCTCGCTGCCAAACAAGGTGATCTGCGGTTTCTTTCCTGTCTTGAGATAGTAGGGACAATCCAGTTTTCGATCCAGCAGCAACAGATGTCTGGGCAACAGAGCCATGCCGGCTGAAATATCAAATACATACAGTTTAATATCAAAGGTGGCAATAGCTTGATAACCTGCTGTGGTCAGGCGCATGCCGCCGACGGCACGAGAATCTATCCACCAGGCGGCATATGCTTCGTCAAACGCAGGGCAATCGTCTGACGGTAAGCCTTGTAAGATTTGTTGGGTGAGTTGGACTTTATCGAGCATCGGGGTATATTTTTTCCCCTTGCTTGAGTAGCACTACTGAAAACTTGTCAGTGCGAAATTGCACATTCAATTTTCGTGCAAGATTAATTGCGTGTCCCGGGTTCGAAAACGAAACCTTTTTGTACTTGGGTCCAGGATACTGAGTCAGCAGATTAGAAGTCTTTAGATTGATAGGCAGGTTGTCAAAAAACACCGCCCAGATACCTTCGCTGGCCAACACTTGCTCAGATTTGTAAGTTTGTTTGTTGGTGTTTTCTATCAACACCTTTGGCTTTGGGCGACTCATGCAGTAATACTCCTACATTTATTTATCAGAAATGTATGTAGTTTAAAAGTCTTTGCCCGAGAGTTCCACGTTGACGATCTGTGAATTATTTGCGTCCAGCAGTCGGCGTTGCAGTTCAGTGACTGCCAACAACATTTTGGTTATGTCACTGTGCAGATCCTTGGCATCTCGCAGGCTCATGACAAAGTCTTTTTGCCCGCGAGATTCGTGTGCTTTTACTGAATCAACAAATCGATTTATATGTATGCTCATCAGGAGAACTTGTTGAATACGCCTTTTCGCTGCAGGAACGGTTTGAGGTCAGGTGGTTGCCAGCCTTGTGGCTTGAGCACCTTGCCATCTTCACGCTTGCGCACCTTGCCATCTTCACCAATCTTGGCAAAGTTTGTGGCCATGACTTCTTTCCAGGCACCTTCACCGTCAGCACCCATGGAGTGAATAGCACCAATAGTCACAACCAAGATATCAATCAAGGCATCTAGTGTTTCTACTGCATCATCAGCCTCACATGCCTGCGCCAGTTCTTTGCATTCTTCATCAATCAAATTTCTGTACAACATGAACTGTGCCATGTTGTATTGTGCCACCGTTTGGTCGCAGGCTTTCATGAATTTTTCCTGATCACGGTAGAGGTTTGACATTGGCTTCTTCTTTGGTGTAAAATGGACCTTGGTATTGATAACGCTGCAAGGTAATAAGTTTGGGACTTTGTTCAATGGTCCAGGTTCTGCGTTGCTTGACCTGATACCAGCCAGCTGCATACCAGGATCTGGATTTTTTATTCTTGGTGTACAGGGGCAACTTGTGCTGCACATCCCAGATGGGATTGTACACTCGTGAACCAGATGGATAACCCTGTACCTGATAACTGGCAGGTTCCTTTGACGGTCGATTTCCTACAGCAGCAAATTCAATATCGCCTTGTTTACGGATCATGGCCATGGTCTTGAATGGCGTAATCTTGTTGTTGATCTTGACTGCAAAGCCATCATCAGTGGCTTCAATGTTGCCGACCTTGCGATCGTCTTGTTTCAAAATCCAAAACTGATCTTTGACTATGGGTTTAGCTACTATGTTCATTCAATACTCCTTTATAGGTTTCATTCAACCAGCGTCCAAAGCTGTCTGCTGAGTCGCTGCACTTGACCAATTCATACTTGCCACAGAATCGCAAAAAGTGACTGCCCACTTGGCCCACGTCCTTGTGACTCACTTGATCACGTATGGCAGCATCCACCAGGTCCTTGATCTCTTGTGGCTGTGCTGTAAGGTCAATCAAGGCACGGTTACGTTCGTAATCATCTAACACACGATGTTCAGCACCATTGTGGTCGGTCCAACGCTGCAACATGAGATTGTTCCAGGCATAGCCTTTCTTGCCCATGTCGCCAAATGCTTCTTCCAGGCCAGTCTTGTTCTTGGTGCCCTTGGTTCGCACACCAGGATACGCTGAGAACACATTGTCACTGGTATCGCCACGCATGCACTTTTCAAACAACAACCAGGCAGGATCGGGCACAGTCTTGGGCAGCTTGGTCTTTTTGTCCTTGATCAACTGACCCTTGACATCAAAGATTCCGTCCAAGGTGATCAGCTCATCTGTGATACCATTGTACTGTTTGACATTGGGTGCAATCAGCTGCACAAAATCTGTGTCTGAGCTGACAACTATGTGTTCGTCTTGGGGGTGTAGAGCAATCCATCGTGCAATGATGTCATCCGCTTCGGCCTGAGGCTCACGTATCACACTGCAATTGGTCTTGTTGCTCAAGTATTTAGTCAGCTCATCATAGGTTTCCCAGAACAGCTTGTCTTCTTCAGCCTGTTCATCATTCATGGCCGCACGAGCCACAGCACGATTGGCCTTGTAGGGTTTGTAGTGATCCTTGCGCCAGCTGCGACCTTCGAGACAGAAAATCACATGATCTGCTTGAAACCGCCGCACAACCTTGTTTGCACTCATCAAGGTCAAGTATAGTGCAAAGCCCAACTTGGTCCAGGAGTCCGCAGCACGATGTGCTTGATGCCGTGCTCGAAAGAACATGTTGCTTGTGTCAATAAGAAGGTATTTCATCAGGGCCCAGTAGTTGGTTATCTTTAATGTATTGTAACACATGCTCCGCCCAAAAGCAATGGGCATCTTGTCCAAAATGCCAACTATCTGCATTTACTGTGCAGAATCCTCGACGTCTGAGCACTGAGTCGTAGGTTTGATCAGCACTGTACGGGCTCATGTAAGTGGCTTTCCAGTCCTGCTGCTGTGTAATACTGCCAAAATGACTGTTACCGTTGAACATCAAATGACGCACACCCTGCTGTTCAAGTTCACAATGAAATTGCCAAATGTCTTCGTGTGCCTGTTCACTGCACTGTGCCCAGTCTATGTCAGTCACAAACTGCCGATATCGATCTTGTAATTCTGCAGGCACTTGATCTATGCCGCTGGCGTTGACCTGCCACCAGGTGTGATCGTGCCACCATTCTTGACGTTCCCAGGTGCTCCATTGAATCAGCACAAACAGGTCTGATACGTCTTGTTTGTTTTGTTTGATCCAGTCTCGGGTGGTTCTAATAATGCGTGAATTGGATCCACCTGCTTGTGCATCCAGATACAGTATTGCTCGTAACCAATTGGCCAATTCGCATCCAAAACTCGCACGTTCGTTGTCAGGATGCGGCTGCTGCCCTAGTCCCCAGTACATGCCGTCATCCTGTGCCCAGGAGTGTGGGACTGCTGCTTCAGCGGCAGCAGCATGGCTGTCACCGTTGACGTAGAGAATCACGATACTTCAGAGCGACCGTCACCAATACTGGTACTGCGTACCCACACGCCTGATTTGTTTATGGCTTCTTCCTGCTCCCAGGTTTCCATCACAACATGGCGGCACACATTCTGGAACCAACGATCCACTATCTCAGCGTCGGTGTCGTCCTTCTTGATCATGTAGCCGGCTTTGACCAGTCGTGCCACAAAGATTTCGTTCCAGTCCAGTTCGAATGCACCCTGATGCAGATTGTCAAGATCCACGTCCAGACTCAAGATGTTCACATATGGCTCATTGGCGTCGGTTGCCAGTTGTTTGGCACCCTTGACCGGTGCCTTGGGTTTGGGCGGAGCGGGTGCCACCGGTGCCTCAGCTGCCTTTTTTGGCTTGAAAAATTTATCAAACAGTCCCATATCAATCCTCTTTTATTTCCATCCAAGTATGATCGCCCATGTACTTTACCTGTGCCACATACTCGTAATCTTCCGGAACACCAGTGCTCCAATTTGTTGGACCATTGGGTACCAACAACATTTTCTCTAATCTTTTTTCCCACACCAACCAGTAACTCTTGCCCATGACCAATTTGAACTGAAACTCTGCGCCATGCACTGCATCTGTTATTTCCAGTCTGCGTTTGATCTGCTGTGCCTGTTCTTCCAGCACACGAACCAAGGTCATTATACGATCATATTCTTGCTGGGCATACATCCTGGCATGATTGATCATTAGATCTTTTTGTTCAGTAACCGGAACAAGATCAAATTTGGGGCCTCCGGCTTCGGTAGCATAAGGAGTAACATTCCTGTTAAGGAATGGAATGATTGCTCCAGTACTGATACTATCGTAGCTTTCGCGACCTTTTAGTATATTTGGTTTGTCAGTCACTCTCTCAAGTGCCCCACTTTATTTTTAACCAAATTCTTTCGTGTATGTAATAATCAACACTTAACAGAATATGTAATACTGTAGCAAACCCAGTAGCACTACCAAGATCTCCAGTAAACATGTATGTCCATAAGATAGTAAATATCCAGGCGGTCAGCCGATAGGTAATCATCCTGACCACTGTTCGTTTTTTAGTTTCCAATCAAGTGCCCCATTCGTTCTTGAACAAAGGCACCTGCAGCCGATCACTATAACGCAATCCGTTCTTCATGGCAAAGTTTGCCACAGCACGGTTGTTCAAAGCATACACACTTTCCACACCACCAATGGGCATTAGATAAACATGTCCTGTAAATCCAGCTGCACGATAAATGTCAACGGTTTCCAAGGCTTCTTCAGCGTCTTGCTCTGTGGCAATTACCAGTTTGAGATAGGTGTTGCCAACTTCTTGATACTCGCACACAATCTCTGGCTGAATAGCCTCATGTCTTGATTCACCGGAACAACTGAGTTTGGCACTTACACTAAAAGTAAGTTCTCTATCCCAATTGTTCCAGTCTGTCAAATATTCTTTGAATTCCGGAGTTAGCTTTTGAGTGCCATTGGTCTCAAATGTGATCTCTTTGAGTTTGCCCATGCTAGCATGTGACAGCAAGTCAGGATAAGCACGTTGCCATCCCAACAAGGGCTCACCGCCAGTGATAACCAGATGCTCATCCTCCCAACGCTTTTGCGGAAGTATTTCCATAATGCGATTTACAATAGCATTGCTGTCAAGCATTGGACTTAGATCTTTGAATCGCGGATCCCAGCTGGCGTAACTATCACAGCCTGTACTAACCAGCGGCAGCTCAGTGTAATCTTTAAATTCTGTGATACGTGCAGCAATTGCCTCAACCTCTTGACTCTGTTTGCCTGTCGGCATTCCGAAGCCCGCACATTTAAAGTTGCATCCAAATGTTCTCAAGAACACGCTGGGCACCCCCATATATCTACCCTCTCCTTGAATTGAGTAAAACAGCTCTGCTATTTTTAATTTGCTCATATATTAATTTTTCCAAATAGTACGATGTGGTTGCAATTGTTCAAGGCTCAATGGTTGGTCTGCATAAAAATAACAATTGAAACTGATACGAGTAAACTCGGAACTGTTCCGTGAAACACCATGCGGTGTGTTTTTGGAAGTCAAGAACACTACACAACGATTGAACACAGGGTTAACTGTGGCTTCTACTGTGCCCGATTCTCCATCTAATAGATGCAAGCATCCGCCGTCATTGTCGTTGTAATTGTAGTTGGCATAAAAAATTGCATTCAACACCCGATATCGATTCAGTTCTCCTGAGAAATTGAAATCTGCATGGTATCTTAAAAAACTATTTGGCGGTGATATAGTAAGGCCTGCGTGATCAAATGTTGGGTCTGCATAGACAGGTGCTTGGTAATTGAATTTATCTGCCAGCATTCTAGCAACTTTGTCAGATCCGAATACTTCGGCTATGTGTTTTTGTGGTTCACTAACAAAGATATCACCAAACGTTTTCTTTGCACCATTAATATTATCCATGAGATATTTTTCTTTAGCACCGTTAGCATCAACAATCTGTTGGTAAAAAGTTTCAGGATTGTCAATTGGTAAAAAATTATCTATTATCATGTGAGGAAACGGTACATCAATAATTTCAGTTTTCTGAATTTTATCTTTTACATAATTTAACCAAGTCATATTTTCCGTCCTTTAATCAACAAGTGCCATCCCAGGTATTCTTTGACTGCTGCTCGCATGTCTTCGGGCATGGCAGCAAACCAAGGTTCCAACTCGTACTCGCCTGCGCGGTACTTGGGTACATTATACATGAAACAATGATCTTGTCTAATCCTTAGGACCTCAAATTGTCCTTCTAAGAGATCGTAAATTTCTTCTCGGCTGTAGGCCTTGGCGTATGGGCAATCAGACTGTGCTTCAAATTGATCCAGACCTTTTTGGATCATGGCATACTTCCAGGAATTCTTTGCATATACCAGCATACGGAATTCACCCATGGGCTTCAATGCATTATGAATATTGTCTAAGCATGCAGTCATGTCTGGATAGTGATGCAGTACACCACATGAGTACACCAGATCAAACTGTCCCAGACTGGCCACGGCTGCACTATCTGCACCATCCATCACATGAAATTCTCCGGCCAGTCCAAACAGGTCGAATCGTTGACGACTCATGGCCACAGATTCTGCAGAAAGATCAATGCCCACGTAGTCAGCACCGTGGCGTGCAAATTCCACAGCATCTGATCCAATACCAGATCCTATTTCCAGCACACGTTTGCCACGCCATGAATGAAAACCAGCAAAGTCACGCAGATGTGGTTCTACAAAAAATCTACGCTCAGTAACTTCATTCCAGTACTGTTCTGTGCCGGGTGTACTCAAACTGTGCTTGATGTTGCAGGGCTGTGCATTCCAGTACTGCTTGATTTTGTCTATTAGTTCAGTGGTCAAGTTCTTCTATCTTCCATTGTTTCAATAGGCCCTTTTTGTCCAGGGCTGCCATTTTTTCCCATATATCCACTTTGTTCTCTAGGCCTAACTTGAAGTGGGTTAGATCGTAGCCAAGTGGTGCTAGATAGTTGCCAATCATCATGGCCTCTTGCATGCGACGTTTGCGCCAGGTAACATGATTGAAGTCTCTGGGATTGTTGGGATTGCCTTCCAGCATGGGACGATTTTTAAAAACATCATCGCCGTTCTTGCCAGTTAGGTCATAGCGTTGATGCTCAATCATCACAGGTATAGTGACCACAATATCCAACATCCACCCAATCTGACTGGTCCATGCATCATTGATCTGATGCGGAGAAAGGTGTCCAGTAATTTCTATCCACTTGCGTGGCAGGATGGGAAATATAGCATATGGATGCTCGTGATTGGTCTCGGCTCTGAGCAAGGCAAATTGATCATTGTGAGAGCGTATGACATCATCCCAGCCGGCGGTGGTCATTACTGCATCGTCGTTCCAGAAGAATATCCAGGCACCTTGACTATGTTCAGCCAGCTTGTTGAGATATTCATTGAGTCTGATGTAGCCCAGGCGTTTGAATTGCATGGCAGTGTATGTGACTTTTTTGCTGTCCAGATACGGAGCAATTACATCAACAAAATACTCAATGGTATCGGTGTCGTCATCGTCAAACGCAATCAATACTTCAATTCGTTCTGGTGCTGATGCAGTATCAATCAGAGTACGCAGACAATCTTCCAGAGGACCTGGTCGTTCGCGAACTGGTAACAGTACGCTGATATCTATGTTGGGATTTTGTTCAAGTAAACTCATGTTGTTGCGTGTGTGATAGTGGTTTTTCCAAAGTTGCGTTTTCGACCAAAGTACATGTTTTCTAAAAATCGATCTTCGCTCATGGTAGGTGATTCTGTAGTAGCAAATTGATAAACAGTGCTATTCTCCAATTTGGTATTGTCCAAGATATATCCCAAGAAGTCATAGTCAAATGCCTGTGTGATTGGCAGAAATTTTAGATCTCTGTAGTCAATCACATAATTTCTTTGAAACTGCAACAATTGTAGTTTCACTTGTGAGTCTATATTATAGTGGTTGTCCAGGAATTTGTCAAGCAAATCAAACACATGGTTGATCATTTTGTCTTTGACCATGTACAAGGTAGTTCGATGCATGAGGTTCCAGCCAAAAACTTCAATGTTGCCAATTGTGGGATGATCTATACGGCCCTTGGCTGTCCAGTTTCCAAAGTAACTGCGTGTCTCAACAAATTGCAATCGGAACCAAGGATCTTTTTGTACCCATGCATACAGGTCTTCGTAGAACTTGGAGTAATCAATATTTTGATGCTTGGCCAAATATCTAGCAATGTAGGTTGAAAGTCCATTGATGTGAAAGGTCTGAATAAAACTGGACCATACCAGAGTATCCAACATGGTTTCTCGTGGTATGGTCTTGGTGCTCACTATCACTTCAATACTTTCATTGAGATCAACATCACCATAGCTGCCACTCATGTAGTCATACACCGGCACTGATTCCAACTTGTACAGTTTTTTCTGCAACAGGTTCATCTCTGCATTTTCCAACAGCTGACATTGCAGGATGTTGATACCACCGTGGTTGCCTGCTCGAAAGATTTTCCAGAAGGCTTCTTTCCAGGATTCCACAGTCTCGCCAGGCAAGCCCAGAATCAGTTCGGTGTACACAGGAATATTGTTCTTGTCACACAATGCAAAGATTTCGTCAATCTTGTGTTGATCAAGATTTCTACGTTTGATATTTTCCAGTACATCATTGTCCATGCTCTGTACACTGACTGTGAGACCTTGCCCAAAGTTGGGACTCTCATCAATCAGTTTTTTCACAATATCCACAACTTCGTTCTTTTGATTCTTGGCCCAGGTCATGGAGAAACTTTCCAGTTTACCCCAACGCTTTTGAACTTCAATCAGTTTGTCCACAATCATGTTGTCACGTTCCACAAACATGCCAAAGTTGGCATCGGTGATTGTGACAAATCCACAGTGTTCGCCAATCCAGTCCAGTTCGTCAAACACACGTTCGAGTTCAAACTTCTTGACCTTGTTGTAGGTAAGACTGCCCCAGTCACAGAATGTGCATTGATAAGGACAACCGCGATTTGTTTCCAGTGTGGCATTCCAAATAACATCAGGATTGTCAGCCATCATGCGATCAAATATGCCTGTTAGATATGGACTAGGGACCTCGTCTAGATCATTGATACGTTTTGGATCTCCAGTGTTGATCAGGCCTGTAGGAGAGTTGATCAACAGCCCGGGTATGTGTGTGTAATCAGAGCCGTGGTCTTCTAGGATGTGTCGGAAAGTCATCTCGCCTTCCATCTTGATCACCAGATCCATAAAAGGTTCTTTTTCAAACAAGTCAGGATGTTCGATAGCAGGTTCGGGACCGCCAAACACAATCAAACATGTGGGATTAAGGGCCTTGACTCTTTGTGCCAACCGATAGTTGTATTGGTGATTCCACACATAAGTTGAAAAAGCAACTACATCACTGGTACTGAGTTTTACGGCCAGAGCTTCAATTGGTTCTCTGCGCCAGACCAGGTGATCTAACTCCCAGGCTGCACTGACTTTTTTGCTGGCCAGAGCATAACTCAAGATTACACCGGCTGAATAAGGCAGGTAGTAGGCATTGAACTCTTTGGGACCTTGCTGGAAGTTGGGTTGAACGAAGCTGATTTTCTTTTTTGTCATGTGGTATTTACTCTTCGTGCTGTGGCATCGACCTGATTATTGATGTCGTTGGCTCGCATTTTGACCCAGGGATCCTGTCTGCCTTCCCATGCATCAATAAAAAATGTCAGGTCCAGGCCGTGATCTTGCATCCAGGTGGCCAAAGCAGCAGTGTCATGCCCACGCAATTTTACCATGTCCGGATGATTTAGATCTCCGGCCTGGCCAGGATCACCT